TTTCTTGTATTTCTCCTGTGTTTGGTCAAGCCTTGATATGCCTGACCGTTTAAATAATCGACAGCCTGAGCGTCTGTCAATATCACAAGAGAACCTTTGTCTTGCCTTAAAACAAGTGGTTTCCCAATTTCAACTCGATTAAATTCAATCCATTGTTTGACTTGGAGGGACCTGAAAGACAAGTCCCTGTTTTGATCTCGTGAAGCTGTAATCAGCTTTTTATCTGTTAAAAGAAAATACATCTCCTCAACTTTTTCAGCAGAGATTCTTTCTCCTTTCTGAAGTTCTCTCCAAGCAACACCGCAGACTGAATATGGCAAGTCATCTGGGTTTTTCTTCATTCATCGACCTCCTTAATTTCTGTCACTTCAAATCTTCCGTAGCGAGGTCGCCATGTTCCCAAGCCCTCTGCTTTACCAGCCATGATTGCAATCCTTCTAAGTTGGTCCATACCCATAAGCTCGTCATCAAGCAAGACCTGAAACCGTGCCTTCCAGTTTGGTAAATACAATCTATTGACCCAAACCCCTCGACCTGTAAAGGCTGCAAGCTGAAGTTTTGGTTCTCTGTGATTAATCATTTCGATTGCATCTTTTGGACCGTCATACTCAAGCTCTGGGTTGTTGTGGACAATCACAGACCTCAGAACATCTTTACCAAGTTTCCATTTTGTTGCAGCGTTTCTTAAACACTTTTGGAAATTGGCACTCGGCATATAAGGTCGGCTGAACCCTTCAAAATCAACGGTGTTTTCTCCTTCGTCAACGTTTACCTTTCCTTCTTTCATCCAGTATCCAGATAAAAGCCAATCAAGGACTCTTACGGCACGATGAACTCCATCGGTCTTTGCTTTACCTTTTTTATCAGTAAAGAACTGTTTGTATTTTGCATAATCACCCAATGGGTCAGAATATGCGACGTTTGAACAGAGAAGGCCGTTTATACCTTGCACTGTGATCTCTAGGTTTCTTTGAGACATGTTTGTTGTTAGTTAAGTTTGTACTCTGTTTTGCTCGTTAACAGAAAACGATTGATAAGAAATAAGCCAAATCACATCGCATAAATTGGAAAAGCGAATGATAGCTGCATTAGGACTTACACCGAAGGAAGCCTAATATTTAGAATGGAATTTCATCCATTTCTGCTTGTATTTTTTGAGCAGCCATTTGGCCTGATATAAATCCAGTTCCATTTTTGGATTGCGTGTGCCATGCACTCACAGGAACTTTAACTACTTTTTCTCCTTTGTAATTTTCTTCTCCTCCTTGCCCTGTTATCCAATCAGCAAATGCCATCGCATCTTGCAAGCTAAACTCGACAGAACCACTCATATCGGGTGATTTGTCTGATTTCTTTTGTTGGTTGTTGAAAAGAACAAGCCTTCCTGTGAATGCGTTTTCAAAAGCCATAATTAAGATTCCTCCTTTGGGATAATGTTGTTTTCTTTCTCCCAAGCGATAACTTGGTCGAGGTTGTAGCGAACTCTTGATGCGGAAGGAGTCGATGCAAATTTTGGCAGTTCATACCATTCTGGACCGACTTGTTTGTTTTCCTTCCTTGTTTTCATTCGCCATATTTTGACCGTGTTATCGGTCACACCGTAGCGTTTTGCAAGCTGTTTGGTGTCGAGGTAAGTTGCAGTTTCAGTCATAATAAAGATGCCTCCTTTTTAACGATAGCGTTGGTCAGCTTGTGCCTTTCGCTATCTGTTAAGTTTCCCTGTTTCATTTGAGCATCTAACCTCTCTTTTATGTCATCAAGGTGCTTTTGGGTTGGAGCTTTTTGTATCCATTTAAGTGCAAGCTCAGATAACGAAGGTTCATTCTGTGGTTTTTCTTTGTTAGTTTTCCACGATTTATCTTTGCCGTTGTAAAGAGATAAGCCGAACTGATTACCAAACTGCATGAAGGCTCTTTTGCGAGCATCCGTCTCAGCTTCTTTGATTGCAGACTCGTGGTTGTTTCCATGATTGGTTTGATTACCATGACCAGCACCAGTTCCTTCTCTAATCACATCTCCAACGGTGATTCGTACTTTAGCTATGTAACTGACGGCTCTAGGCTCGTTTTGAACACAGGTTGTTTCGATAGTTTCACTACTCCAACCACCAAACCCGAAGATGCGATTGGCTTCAGCAATGACGTGATAACCTTCAACGTAGGCGAGTGTGTTTTCTTTCCCACCCCAGCCAGCTTCTCTTTCTTTTACGTTTGCTGCGAGTATAGGCTCGTTGAGCTTCTCGACTTGTTCTTTAGAAAATTGCATGATTAGTTTGTTAAATAAGCCCAATTAGGCAAGGACAAAGTTTCGACAGACTCGCTGTATCCACGCCAATAATTATCGGTGTGGCAATGAGATATCTGTTTAAGTGCAAGGGACCGCAAGGCACGACCCTCTGCAATAGTGTCGTCGTCGAGTGAATAAACACCGACAGCGAAAGGAAAAACCTTCTCAACAAATACAAAATAAAACTCACTTGCTTTGGTCACTTCTAAATAGTGTGCTGTTTGCAAATGGTAAAGGTATCGTGCAATTGTTTTGATGGCATTGTCAGGAGAGGCACCTCCTTCTCCTGTGGTTTTGAGGTCAACAATAACGTCACCGCATATCCAGTCGGGTCTAGCTTTTACTGCAAGTCCTGACTCTTGGTCTTGAATAAAGTAACTAAGTTCTGGCTGCCCAAAAGATAAAAGTTTTGAGGCAGTTGGGTGGGCATGAACCGAAGCTGAAAGAGAAGAAGAAAGGTCATATTCTGCTTGTGAAATTGGCTCTTTGCCTTGAGCAATAATTTCTTGTGCTGCAGCCTTGCCAGCTTTTGTTGTTTTGTTTGGGCAGATGACATAGTCTTTTGCTGCCCTTTCAGGTTCAAGAGTAAAGGCATGAGCCAGTTCCCCATCTCGAAATGCCTTTTTTACAACTGGTGCATGGTCGACCTTGCCGTCACCATATTTCAATTGATGCCAAACTTTAGGACAAGTTTTAACCCAGCTTTTAAGGTCTGAGGCACTAATATCTTCTTTTGCGTGATATTCAGCGTTTGACATATTGATGAGAATTGGGTCTGGATATTTCATTCTTCTTCATCCTCGTAAACACAGTCATCACCTTCTTCTTTGAGTTCTAACTCTCCGATAGAGGACTCTTTTATGACTTCGATAATGTCAACGAGGGCATCGCTAGAAGTCTCATCAAAATAGTAATTTTTGTATTTAGTTAAACCAATCGTCTGCTGAATGGCATGGTCTACAAATTCATGCAGTTTCATTTTTTAAGTTCCTCACAGGCAAGGTGGATACCAGCGTTACAATCTGCAATTGTCATCTGGGTGAAAGTTGAGTCGAGGGCGGTTAAAAGTATGCCGCCCATCGCAATGTATAAAAGAAAATGCTTCATCAGTCTGCCTCCTCTTCAATCATTTCTAATTTTATATATTCAGAAGTGTCTGAATGTCTTGTCTTGTCTGCATCAGGATGATTGCAGAATAAGGTTTCCCATTTGTTGATTTCTTGTAACCAATAATAGTCACCTCTTTCTTTTTGGATTTGCTTTCCATTTTTTTCTAGATAATTTAATCTAGTAATAATTTCTTGAATGGTCATCATTCTTTGGTAAGGGAACTCGGCAATCTCTGCCTTACATCTATATTACCTCTGTTATATAGGTAAGTCAACTTAAATGTCCTTAATATTAGAGTGATTTGTTAAAGCAAGCTACCAGCCAAGAAGCCTCTAGCCCCTTGAGGTCTGATATATACATATCATCGCTGTAAGACTCGTCTTTTAGAAACCTGTCGTTTAGTTCAGCTTTTGCTTGCTGGTATTGTTTCTCAGTCATTAGAAAGCCTCCACTCTGTCGTGAATTGCAACCGCACCGTAGAAGTGATGCCCAAGAAGCTCTCTGCAAGCCTCGCTGAATCTGCTGTCGCAGCTTGCTGCAAAGTTGCCCCCATCCATCGAACACAAGTCCTCTACCTCTGCAGGGACAATGTGAACCGAATTGAAAAAGCCTTTTCTAAGTTTAGCTGCTGGATATTTGTCTGAAGGCTGAAAAGGCCCTTCGACGTTGGTAAGACATAAGCCTTCGATATCTCTTGAGGACACACCGTTTAAGGTGCAATCCCCATCTTTTTGACATTTGTAAATGTCTACATGTAATCCCATTTTGATTAGCAAGTTAAGTGGAGGCAATCTCTGCCTACTTATATATTACCTCAACCTAATAATACTGTCAACCATCTTAACCCAACCTAATGTGCCAGTAATATTAGTGTCACAAGACAAGTTGACTCAGAGTGTCATTAGGGTATAATGGAGTTGAGGGAGAAGATTCCTCAATTGTACCTTGTCAACTGAATACTATGTACGGATGTGATTATTTGTACTTTGGAAACAAAGTCTCAGATATTAAACAATTCACTGGACCTTATCTTTTAAGGACAGATGGCAATAAGAAGCTTATACAAGCTCAACTTATGCCCAGAGTCGACCAAGAAGTAAATGTTTCTTGGCTGGCCAATCACAACACGGGTCGAAATTCTAATCCACCTCAAACTCAGATTTCCATACAAGGAAAACTGGAAGGGCTGATAAATAACGAAGGGGAGGGAACTTATAGAGTTCTTATAAATGACCAAACCTACACTTATTTCTTCGACAGCAATATTTGGCAAATAAGTCAAAAAGACAAAGATGCCAGATTAATTATTCTGATCGATACAACCCATCACACGGATTACAATTACGAGGAAAAGGTTGATCCAATCGGATATGCCTTCAAACTCGAAGAACGTGGACTGATCTAAACAAAGCCCCCTTCGGGGGGCCTTACATAAATTCAATTATGACTGAAAAATTTAAATTATCAAAAGAAACAAGATTTTATTATCTTGACTACTTGCAAAAGCAAATCAATAAACTTGTCAGAAGAAACAACATTCCTCTGGCAACTTTAGATCAAATGCTTTTCATGATAATGGAACTTAAAAAGGAAGGCTGACGCTTGCTGCTCTTTACAGGGCAGCTTTTTCTTGTATCATGTATTATGCTTAAATTAAATCGGGAAGCCTGATGACAACAAAAGCAGTGGTCTGAAAGCTATAAACACCCATTGATACCGTGGGCAAGGCAGGGCAGTCAAGGCAAGGGGCTGATCGATCTCCCGATTTATTATTACAACTCGTTTATTATTATATCCGCACCAATCACTTCATCTTCATTGCAGTATCTTTTAGTTGCTGATAAATTTGTTACTTGAGAGTCATCTTTAAAAGCAATTCCAGTAAGAGCGTCTAAAGTTGACCTAATTAGCTTATCTAGGTCATTTTTTTTAACAATTAAATAATCTGGAGCCGATTGCTTCAGTAGTCCATTTGAGCGATAGTGACTTTTAGGTCGTTTAAACCTAAATATCAAACCAACGTGACAGGCACCCTCGATAGGTGTTTCTGTCTCTTTTTTGGCCACCTTGCTAACTTCCCTCCGCCATGTTTTCACTCTTTTGCAAACTTCGATCATTCTGCCACCACCAATATGTCGCTTACTTCCTTGAGGGGCTGGTTCAATATTCTCAACGGAAAAAATAAAAGATGTCATTTAATCCACAAGGTTATCCTTTCACTGCTTTACCTACAAATCTTAGAGGAAAAATACAACCTTATCAATTAGCAGTTTTATGGGTCATTCAAAGTTACGCAAGTAAAGATGATCAGCAATGTTATCCGTCACTAAATACAATTTCGACTGCTGCTTGCATGTCAAAACGCCACACCCAGAGAGTTGTCAATCAACTGGTTTCACTTGGATATTTGGAAAGAAAACATCAAAAGGGAAAAAACGGAGAACAAGGTAGTAATTTATATAAAGTGACGATCTGGCATCTTGCTAATGTTCCAGAACCCAGTGTTGATGGGCGTGGCATATCAGTCACCCCCCCTAGCACCTCAGTCACTACCCCATGGACTGACAGTCACCCCCCCATGGACTCACAGTCCACCAAACTAGATACATATAAACAAGATATAAATAACAATATTAATAAAGTTAGTAAAAAAACAAAGAAAAAGATTTATTCAGATGATTTTGAGTTTTTTTGGCAAAAGTATTTAAAAATTAAAAAAAGAGCTTCAGGTCAAACTAAACCAAAAGCCTACGAAGAATATTGTGTCGTTATAAAAAGTCATTCATCAAAAACACTTGCTTTTGCTTTACAAAGAGCTATAACTGATCAGCACCTAATTGAAAATAAAGGCGGATTCGCCAGTCCCTTTCCTGATTGCTATCGTTGGTTAAAAAATGGCAGCTTTGAAGCATACCTACCAAGCACCATCGAAAAACCTAAAAAACAAAATTGGGAGAAAGATAAATCCCAAGATCAACCCTTTTAACTTGCCATGTCCTACAAAAGAAAACTGACTGAAAAAACAATTAATTTCTATCCACCTGACAAGGAATGTTACGCTTGCTACGACACAGGAATCGTCAACAATTCAGATCGTTTAGTCAACCGACTTTATTGGCACGATTATGATATTGATGAAAAAGGCAGAAAGTTTGCTGGCTCTGATGCAGCCATAATATGTCATTGCAAAAAAGCATACCAACAATTAGATGAAGAACAAAATGTTATTTCATCTGGTTATAGAGACTCGTTTGGTAACATTAAAACAGTCATAACTTCCAGTGGTGAACACACTTTAGGTGTCTCTTTAACAAAAGATGAAACCAGAATGTTGCACAACAAAAGAAAGGAATCTTGGCAACAAAGTGTTAAATTGATGAATGATTATCGCTTGCAAAATATAAACAATCCAAAGAAAGAACTGCCATATTTTATACAAACTGTCAAAGAAACTTTAAAAAATACTCACTCCCTGTTTTCTTTTCCTACAGAAAAAGCTACTGTTGAATCAATGAAACTCAACCAAAGTGAACCACCGCCTTCCTAAAAACCTTCTTTATGAGTCGGCTCAAGCAAGAGAAAAGAAGGAAAATATAGAGTTTTCTAAGCAAAACCCTTATCCTGTGCCTCTTGCAAACTTAATGAGTTATAACTGGCCTGTTCATATGAACTGGGGTGATTGGTATTTGAACGAGGAAACTTACTCTCTTGATTTGATGCCCGACTGTCATTTTGGGATTTGGGACCACGATGAACCCTTGTACTCAATAAACTTAATTGAAGTTTGTTCTGCCAACGACATGATTCGTTGGTTTTTTCATTTGCATGGCAAGAACCCACACCTTTATGGAGAGAACTTAATATCTGATCTTTTTTATGCTTTTCATGAAATTTATCATGATTTTAAATTAGATCTACAAAAGATGGGTCAAATAGTATGCCCATCTGCGGTTGTAAAACTCCATATTCAAAAATATAATCATTTTAAAAACAGAGCATGAAAATTAACGAACTTAAAAACGATCACAAAAACGCAAGAAAAAGAACAGATCGTTCTTCCGCACTAATAAAAGAATCTCTTAAAAAATATGGTGCTGGTCGATCAATCGTTATCGACGAAGAAAACCGAATCCTTGCAGGCAATGGAACAATTGCTGGGGCAAGAGCAGCTGGTATAAAAAACGTAAGAGTGATCGAAACCGAAGGTGATGAAATAATTGCTGTAAAAAGAAAAGGACTCTCCGAAGATCAAAAGGTCGGACTTGCTCTTGCTGACAACAGAACCTCCGACTTATCCGAGTGGGATAAAGAAATGTTGCACCAACTTTCAGAAGATCACGACGTTGATCCGTGGTTTACAAAAGAGGACCTTGCAGAAATACTTGGCGAGCCAGATATTATCCCATCCGAAGGTTTAACAGATCCAGATGAGGTTCCAGAAACTCCTGAAGAACCAACCACGCAATTTGGGGAGGTTTGGAAACTTGGAAACCATAAATTATTATGCGGAGACTCAACCGATCAAAACCAACTCCAACCTTTGATGGAAAACGAACTGGCAGACCTTTGGTTGACTGATCCTCCTTACAATGTGAACTACGAAGGTGCTACAGCAGATAAATTAAAAATACAAAACGATAATCAATCCGATGCAGAGTTCCGACAGTTTTTGGCTTCGGCTTACACGGTTGCTCATCATTATCTTAATGACGGTGCTTCCTTTTATATCTGGCATGCAGACTCAGAAGGTTATAACTTCAGAGGTGCAGCAAAAGATGCAAACTTGCAAATAAGACAATGCCTTATCTGGGTTAAGTCCTCTATGGTTATGGGTCGTCAAGATTATCATTGGCAGCACGAACCTTGCCTTTACGGTTGGAAAAAAGGTGCTTCTCATTTTTGGAACGCAGATCGTAAGCAAACAACCGTGATGAACTTTGATAAACCAAACCGCAACAAAGAACACCCAACGATGAAACCCGTAGACTTGATCCAATATCAAATGTCAAATTCAACAAAGCCTAATCATATCGTTCTCGACACCTTTGGTGGCTCTGGCACAACATTAATCGCTGCGGAAAGAATACAAAGGCAAGCTCGCCTTGTCGAACTCGATCCAAAATACTGCGATGTAATAATTAAAAGATGGGAGAATTTCACTGGAAATAAGGCAGAACGTGTAGTATTTAATTAAGAACTACATTTTATGGGTAAAAAAGGAACGAAAGCAGAGACAATTGTCAGGGCTCAACGGTTCGCTCGGATAATTGCTAACGGGGGTCGTCGTTCTGACTGCGTTCGTTATGCTTCCGAGAATTGGGGGGTGGGAGAGAGAAGCGTTGCTAAGTATTTACAGATAGCTAGAGACGAGCTGAAGAAGGATTGGGATATGGAACGACCTCAGATGATTGCTGATCTTTTGGCTCAATGTAGCACCTTACAGATGGAAGCTAGAAGGTCTGGCCAATATCACATTGCTCTTGGTGCGATTAATACTGCAGCCAAACTTGCACACTTGGTCTCATGAGTCTCTTAGATGCAGTCTCGCAAGGCCATGTTTTATTTCAAGAAGGCTTTAGTTATATCCCCTCCTCAAAAGATGTAATAAAAAAAATAAAAACTAAGTTGCTTCCACATCAAGCATCTTTTTGTGATGATTTAAGCCACCGTAAACTTGCTCTTGTTTGTGGTTTTGGTGCTGGCAAAACTTATGCTTTAGTTTCTAAAAGTATTATTCTTGCTTGCATGAATGTTGGACATATATCTGCTATTTTTGAACCAACAAGCCCGATGCTCAGAGATATTTTGATGCGAACTATGAATGAGCTTCTTGAGGAGTGGGAGATACCATACACTTTTAGAGCTTCTCCTTTGCCAGAATATCAACTTACTTTTGAAGAAGGAACTCATACGATCCTACTGAGAACCATTTTGACTTATCAAAGATTGAGAGGACAGAACCTTTGTGCAGTGGGATTTGATGAGGCCGATACCGTAAATAAAAGAGACGCAGAGCAAGCGATGAACATGGCTCTCGCAAGATTACGGTCAGGCAATATTCAGCAGTTTTATGCGACAACAACTCCCGAAGGTCACGCTTGGGCTTTTGAGACCTTTGAAAAGAATGCAAAGGAAGATACAAGATTAATAAAAGCTAAGACAAGTGACAATCCTTATTTGCCAGAGGGTTTCATTGATTCTCTTTTAGAAAACTATCCACCACAACTTATTCAAGCCTATCTCAATGGAAATTTTACCAACCTCACCACAGGAGCCGTCTACTCTAGATTTGATCGCAACAAGCATTTGGTTGATAATATTCCTTTTGATATAAAGATGGAGACCCTTTTGATAGGGATCGACTTCAACGTGATGAACTGCAATGCAGTCGTAGCAGTCAAAGACGGAGATAAATTGTTTGTGATTGATGAAATAATAAAACAAAACGACACCGATGCACTGGCTCAAGAAATTAAAAGAAGGTATCCTACGAACAGAATATTAGTTTATCCAGATGCTAGTGGTGCTGCCAGATCAACGATCAACGCTTCAAAGACAGATATTGCAATTCTCGAAGGCTACGGTTTTTCAAGCATGGCATTACGCAGTAACCCACCGATCAAAGACAGAGTTCAAACCTTACAAGCACTCTTGGAGAACAGCAAAGGGTGGGTGCGTTTGGCGATTCATGCCAGTTGCAGACGCTTGATTGAGTGTTTGGAATTGCAAAGTTATGATGAAAAAAGTGGAGATCCAGACAAGCAGAATGGATATGATCATCTCAACGATGCGTTAGGTTACCTTGTGTATAGAGAATTTAATATTATTCATGCAAGGGCAGGTCGTCGAACTGGTATTAGAATATATTAAAAGTAATGATATTATGAGGAAAAACCGTGTATAGCTCACTAAATATTTACAATCAGCCTGTAACTTTAGCTCCTACAACGGTTGCCTCTCCTAATGCTGCCTACCAAAGGATGGCAAATTTCTGGGGATTGATTGAGGATTTGAAAGAAGGAACTTATAAAATACGCAGCGAACATAGAAAATATCTTCAACAGGAACCAAGAGAAACTGATGATGCCTATGATACGAGGCTGGCAAGATCCACGGTTGTTCCTTATTTGCAACGAATAGAAAAAATGCTGTCGGGAATGTTAGTGCGAAAGCCTGTCCGACTTGATGATGTTTCTGACCTTGTTCGAGAGCAGCTTTTTGATGTCGATCTTGAAGGCAACGATTTAAATGTTTGGTTGTATCAAACTGCAAGAACTGCAATATCATTTGGCCACGTTGGTGTGCTTGTTGATGCACCAAAAGAAGGAGAAAAGGCAAGACCTTATTGGGTGACTTATACACCAAGAGATATTCTTGGCTGGCGGACAGAAATAATAGAAGGCACAAGGCAACTGACTCAACTTAGACTTATGGAACAGGTTGTGGAATCAGATGGCAAATATGGTGAAAAATTAATAAAACAAATTCGAGTTCTTGAGCTTGGTCGTTATGAGATACACCGCAAGGATAAAAAAGGTGAATATAAATTATTTGATCAGGGTGAGATGAGCATTAAAGACAAGATTCCATTCGCTGTTGCTTATTCAAACCGAGTTGGATATTACGAATCACGCAGCCCTTTGTACGATATTGCAGAACTGAACCTCAAACATTATCAAATACAAAGTGACCTTGATAATATTCTGCATATTAGTTCTGTTCCTTTGCTTGCTGTTTTTGGGTATCCAAACGCTGATGAAATAACAACTGGACCGAATGAAGCATTATCTTTGCCACCAGAGTCAAGACTTGAATATGTATCTCCATCAGGCGACAGTTATGATAGCCAGTTTAAAAGGCTTGGAGATATAAAAGATCAAATAAATACTTTGTCACTTGCTGCTGTTCTTGGTCAAAAATTGGTCGGAGAAACTGCAGAAGCAAAGCGAATCGATAGATCGCAAAACGACTCGACGATGATGGTTATCGCACAGCAAATGCAAGACTTGATTGACAACTGCCTAAAGTATCACAGCGAATATTTAAACGAACCAAATGCTGGCAGTTCTTTTGTTAATAGAGACTTTGTAACTGCAAGACTTGAGCCAGCAGAAATTGACAGCCTCCTCAAAATATATGCTGCAAATGGCATCAGCCAAGAGAAACTTCTTGAGCAACTTGCAAGCGGAGAAATACTTGGAGATGATTTTGATATTGAGGAAGAATTAGAAAAAACGCAATCGGGTGGGTTGATAGAGATGAACCAAGAAAGTGAAGCAGCTTAATAAATGGCAGTTCCAGAGGCTTTTTACAGAGAAGCTATAGATCTCAACAGATATAGCAATAAGGTGCAATTTCAAGTTGCCACCCAATTTAATGAAGTTATACTTGATGTTCTAAGGCAGATAAGAGACCTCGAAGGAAACAGCCCAGCAACGACTGCAAGACTAAGATCAATATTGGCTCAAATGGTTGATAGTCTGAAAGGCTGGGAGAATGAAAGTGCCGTTTATATGATTGATGAACTACAAAACTTAGCAGAGTTTCAAGTTGGCTTTGTGCAAGATCAACTCCAACGTGTCCTTCCAAAAGGTGAGTTTCAAGTAAACACCGTTGCTGTTTCTCCTGACTTTGCTAAATCAGTTGTGACTAGAGATCCAACCGCTTTGACGATCCGTTTGCGTGATAAAGATGGAGTATTTAAAACTGCTCAGTTTGCTTTGACTGCCAAGAGAGGATCGGATATATCACTGCCAAATGGAAAAACAGTTAAAAAAGCATTTAGAGGTATCGCTGATGATTCTGCTTCGAGACTTTCAAAGGCAATCCGACTTGGTGTTTTAGAGGGAGAGTCATTACCAAAAATAGTCAGGAGGCTCAAAGGTCCAAATTTAAGTTTTGTTGGTAGACCTCAAAATGCGATTGCTTTGAACTCTGCCTTAAAAGATTCAGAAGGAATGCTGTTGTCAAACAAACAAATCCAAACTGTTGTCAGGACAACCGTTAATCAAGTGCAAAATGCTGCAAGTCAGGCAGTTTATGCAGCAAACAGCGATATTACTGGCAGATATCAATATGTTGCAACTCTTGATGCAAGAACAAGCTCTATCTGTCAAAGGTTAGATGGCCAGATGTTTAAATATGACCAAGGTCCTGTTCCTCCTCAACATTTCAATTGCAGATCTACAACTGTTCCAATTATTGATGACGACGATCTTGCCAGAGCCTTTCCAAATACAAGGCCCTCTGCAACAGGTCGTGTTCCTCAAGATACTAATTATGCAAACTGGTTAAAAGATAATCCAGATATCCAAGACAAAGTGTTAGGAAAAAAGAAAAGGTATTTCAATTTTTTGATGAATCCTAAAAGAGGAAAGAAACAACTAAACGCAACAAATGCCTTAAAAAAAATTATCCGTGAGGATGGAACAGAGCTAACATTAAAGGAGTTAGCTGATAAATACAAAGATGCCAATTAAAAAAGGAAAGTCTCAAAAAACAATAACAGGTAATATCAGAATGCTTATGAAAGAAGGCAAATCAAGATCACAGGCTGTGGCGATTGCATTAAGCTCTGCTGGCAAATCTAAACCAGCCAAGAAACGCAAAAGGAGATAAGATATATTTAGTTGCATTTAAAATCATGCCTTCACACTACGGATCTATGAAACCAAAAGGAAAGAAAAAGAAAAAGAAAGGAGGCAAAAAGTAATGGGATATATCTTTAAAGTTCAAGGTGCAGAAGAAACCAAGCCAAAGGCTGAAAACTCTGAAATAAAGCCAAAAGCCAAAAAAACAAAAAAGAAAGGTGACTAGACGCTTTAGAAAAGTTCCAAAAGATAAAAAAACTGGTGTTGCTAAGAAATATCTTAGTGGAGCCAAAAATAAAGCTGCAAAGGCTGCTGAAATAAAAAGAACGGCAGCAGCTTACAAGCGAGGAGAGTATATTGATATTGAAGCTGTACAAAAATCAAGGATCGCTCAAGATGGCAGAAAGACCAAAAAGAAAACCACTAAGCGAAAGCGTAAAAAAAACACTTAAAAAGAAAGCTGCCAACAGCCGTTTTTCTTACACGCAACTAGCTGCTGTTTATCGCAGAGGTCAGGGAGCATATCTTGGAGGTGGATCAAGAAACGTATCGATGGCAGCTTGGGCGATGGGGAGAGTTAATAGTTTTATAACAGGAAAAGGCGGTGCCAGAAAGGCTGATGCTGATTTGATAAGGAAAAAATGAAAAAAAAAGAACTCACAACTCGCCAAAAAAATGCATTAAAGCGTCATAAGTCAACTCATGGACACACAAAAGCACACATGGATGAGATGGTAAAGGCCATGCTTGCTGGTAAAACATTCACTGAAGCCCACAGGCTTGCTATGAGAAAAAAAGGCAAATGACAATCAAAAGAGGTGGACATACTTTTGCTGGTGTTGATAAACCGATTCGCACTCCAAATCACAAGAGTGGAAAGTCTCATGCAGTCGTTATAAAGCAAGGCGATGGCTTTAGATTAATTAGATTTGGGATGCAAGGTGCAAAAACAAAGCCTCCAAGAAAGGGTGAGTCAGAGGCAGATAAAGCTAAAAGACGGTCTTTCAAAGCTCGTCATGCTAAAAATATTGCAAAAGGTAAGACAAGTGCGGCTTATTGGGCTGACAAAGTGAAGTGGAGTTAGTATATTAATAATTATTAAGATTTTTTATGGCTGAAGAACCAATCAAACCAAATCCACCTGTTGATACTGCTGCCTTAATTGCAGAAGTTGAAGCATTGAGAAAAAGCAAAGCGGAACTTTTAGATGACTATAAAAAAGCAAAAGAAGCTGCAAAAGCCGTGCCTCAAGATGTAGATGTAAATGCGTTGATTGCTTTTAAGCAAAAGAAAGAACAAGAAGAGCTAGAAGCTAAAGGCAGATATGAAGAGGCAACAGAAAAACTTGCTGCACAATATAGGCAAGCAGAAGAATCAAAAAACCAAAGGATTCAAGAGCTTGAAAAAAGACAAAGAGAACTTGAAGTCGAAGCCCCTGCTGTCACTGCTCTCGCAGACGTTGTTCACGATCCACAATATGTGCTGTCGAGACTCAATAAAGAGCAATTATCAAGAGAACCTGATGGAACGGTTGTGGTTGTTGACGGATATAACAGAACATCTGTTAAAGATTGGGCTCAACAAAATATGCCTCAATGGGTGCAAAAGAATCCAAGACCACAAGGTGGTGGAGCAACAACAACTAAGGTGACAGCTGATGTTGTGACAGGAGAAAGCAATCCTTTTGCAAGAGAGTCTTTTAATTTAACTGAGCAGGCCAGACTTTATCGCACAGACATTAATAAATATAATATGCTCAAAAATGCAGTTAGCGGTTAATATAAAACTAACGTAGTTGTGCTGCGTCAGAGGTTGTGCCTCGAAGTGAACATATTTTATTAGTTTTTAATGGCTACATTAAGAAGTGATTTAATAATCCCAGAGGTGTTCACACCCTATTTGATCGAAGAGACAACTCAAAGAGATGCCTTTCTTCAAAGTGGGGTCGTACAACCTTTGGCAGAGTTAAATCTATCCGCAGAAAGAGGCGGTGACTTTGTAAAGATTCCATTCTACAAAGCGAACTTATCTGGTGACTTTGAAGTTTTATCTGATAGCACTTCATTGACTCCAGCAAAAATTACTGCAGACAACCAGATTGCTGCTGTTCTTCATAGAGGTCGTGCTTTCAGTTCCAGAGACTTGGCTGCTTTAGCAGTTGGTGGTGGTCCTGATCCAATGGCTGCTATTGCACAAAAAATGGCTGCTTATGTTAATAACCAAAAACAAAAAGATTTATTTTCTTGTTTAACTGGTGCATTTGGTTCTATTAATGCAAACTCCAGCAGCTCTGCTTTATTTGATCTAACAATTGATTCAGAATCAGGTGACTCCCCAACAACATTGAGTCCAAGACACGTTGCAAAGGCTCAGGCTTTGTTAGGTGATCAAGGCGATAAATTAACAGCAGTTGCAATGCACTCAAAAGTTTTTTATGACTTGGTCGAGAGAAATGCAATTGATCGTATTTATGACAACACTGGAGCACCAGATACAGACGCAACAGGTGGTAGCACAACAAGAGCTTTTGATGGGCCAACAGCTGTAAGCAGCTTTATGGGGCTTCGAGTTATTGTTTCTGATGATGTTCCAACAACAGGATCTGGTTCTTCTACTGAATATTCAACTTTCTTCTTTACTCAAGGAGCAGTTGTAACAGGAGAGCAAGCTCCAATCAGAACACAAACAGATAGAGACATCCTTGCTTTGGAAGAAGCAATGGCTGTGGATCTTCACTACATCTATCATCCAGTTGGTCTTAAGTATGCAGTTTCAACTGTTAATCCAAATAGATCAGTTCTTGAAACAGTAGGCTCTTGGTCGAAAGTCTATGAGACAAAGAACATAGGTATTGTTCGAGCAACTAACGTATCTAATCAGGATTAATTATGCCATCATTATTTGAAGTAACTGCTGGCTCCTTAGTCGGCACAACAAATGGCGGAACTGTAACTCAGGCCACCAATAAATCAACAGGTGTAACTCTAAACACTGAGTCTGGACAGATCACAATGAACAATGCACAGCTTGACGCTGGCACTGAAGTATCTTTCACAGTTACAAACAGCAAGATTGCAGCAACAGACGTTGTTGTAGCTTGTCACGGTTCTGCTGGAACTGCTGGTTCATATTTGGTAAATGCTAATGCGATTGCTGCTGGATCTTTTGCGGTCACAGTTTCAAACGTATCTGCTGGAAACTTAAGTGAAGCAATTGTCATTAATTTTGTTGCCCTAAAAGGTGCATCAAGCTAATGGGAATGTATGCCTTTAGGCGTATGAGAATGAGAAATGAGGCTGCTCAAAAGGCAGCTTCATTAACTCCAACTCTGGAAAAGCCAAAACCAAAACCTAAATCTAAAAAGGTGAAACTCGATGGCGATAACGATTGACGCAACTGTTGGTGGTGCGAATGCAAACTCTTATATTACTCTTGCAGATGCAA